AGCCAAGGTCAGCCTATGACATGGCGATGAATGTTGTGCACCGAATACGACATAGAAAACAAAAACATTTTAAATCTATGGACAGACAAGGCAGTGTATCGCATCATCTTGATACTTTTGATATAGACATGAGACAAGGTTCGTGGACATTGATGTCTCGCACTAATTCTTTTGCTCGTGATGTGGCAGCAGACTTGAGGGAGCAAGGATTATTTTACGAGATCAAAGGCTATCCAAGTGTAAAGCTAGAGGTGGCTGAAGCGATAAAGATATGGGAAGGTCTACAAAAAGGACGTGAGATAGGACTCCACGAGGTCAAAAGATTATATGAGCTTGCACCAAAGACGGGTGATGGAGCCGTAATCAAGCGAGGGATGTTGCCTTTGTTAGATGCGGAACCTCTCGACAGCACTTATACTTATGAATCTCTTGTACAGAATCTGGGATTGTTGGCACAGAAAGAAACAGATGCACTGGACATGCTTCGGTTGGGTAAGGACGAGCGGTATTATATCCGTGCCTTACTACGACGGAACGAAGTGCTGACCGAAAGACCAAGATTGAAGGTTTCCACATTTCATGCAATGAAGGGTGGCGAGGACGACAATGTAGTAGTTCACCTGGACTCGACAAAGTCGTGCGTAACAAATCCCGATCAAGACGACGAACATCGTGTGTTCTATGTTGGGATAACAAGAGTGAAGAACAATCTTCATTTAATAGAGTCGCAAAAAAAATATAGGTATGATATATAATGGTTAAAAGAAAAGACGTATTAGAGCAGGCAGGCAACTTAATATCTAGCAAGAGAGCTAAGATATATGGGGATGCCAAATTAAATCACGAGAGGATCGCACAGTTTTGGTCGGTCATATTGGAGCAGAAGATTACAGTTGAGCAAGTATATCAATGTATGATTGCCGTAAAGATGTCGAGGTTAATTAACTCACCCAAACATTTAGATTCGTGGGTCGATATCGTTGGTTACGCAGCCCTTGCCGGTGAGGACGACGAATGGGATGAAGACGATGGCGAAAGATAGAAAAGACGGGGGCACGATTAGCTTCGAGGAGTATGGTCACGATCTAAGAACAAGTATGGATGTTCTTGACGTGGATTGGAACATACCTTCAGAATATCCAGACCTCCGACATTGCTCTCAGATAGCCGTGGACTTGGAAACAAGAGATCCCCACATAAAGGAACTAGGTCCTGGTTGGGCACGAAAAGATGGCAATATCATAGGAATCGCTGTTGCTACGGGCGATTATAAGGGTTATTTCCCTATAAGACATGCTAATGGTCACAACTTAGACCCTGATATGACGCTTAATTGGCTCAAAGATCAGATGAACACCCCTCATATTGACAAGATTATGCACAACGCAACGTATGATGCGGGGTGGCTGAGAACTGAGGGCATCGAGGTAAAGGGCAAGATCATTGATACAATGGTTGCGGCCCCTTTGGTAAATGAGAATAGGTTTAGTTACAGCCTAAACAATCTTGGTCGAGACTATATAGATATGCGTAAGGATGAGAAACTTATGAGGGCTGCGGCACGAGACTTTGGTGTTGATCCAAAGAGCGATATGTGGCGACTACCTCCGAAGTTCGTAGGACCTTATGCCGAGCAAGATGCTCTTATGACCCTCAAGCTATGGGAGAGATTGTCTATAGAGATTAGTCGAGGAGAGTTACACGATGTCTTTGACTTAGAGTCCAGACTCATACCGCTTATGCTTGACATGCGAGAGCGTGGAGTACGCGTAGATTTAGACAAGGCAGAACAAGCCAAAAAGATGCTCAAAGCTCGCGTTTCCGAGCTAAAGAAGTTCATCAAAGACAAAACATCAGTAAACATAGAGCCGTGGGCAAACGCCTCTGTAGAGCACGTTTTTAAGTCACTTGACCTAACGTATCCCACCACAGAAAAAGGAGCACCCTCGTTTACTAAACAGTTCTTGCAGGCACATCCTCATGAAGTTGCCCAAGCCATTGTAAAACTACGCGAGGCTGACAAAGCTGATAGTACATTTATTGATAGTATCCTTCGATATGAACACAAAGGTCGTATACATTGTGAATTTCACCAGTTGCGATCTGATGATGGGGGGACTGTCACGGGTAGGTTTTCGTCGTCGAATCCAAATCTACAGCAGATACCTGCCCGTGATCCCGAAATCAAAAAGCTCATTCGTGGCTTATTCATACCCGAAGAGGGGCAGAGGTGGGGTAGCTTTGACTATTCGTCTCAAGAGCCAAGGTTATTGGTGCATTATTGTTCGGTGCTACGTCAGAGAGACAGACATCCTATGATTGACGAAGTGATTGACGAGTATCACAAAGGCGACGCTGACTTTCATCAGATGGTGGCAGACATGGCAGGCATCTCTCGTAAGGAAGCAAAGACCGTGAACCTAGGAATTATGTATGGTATGGGCGTGGGTAAGTTGGCTGCTCAACTTGTGTTATCTACAGAAGAAGCAAAAGCATTGATGGCAAAGTACCATCAGCGTGTTCCTTTTGTTAAGACCCTAGCCGAGCGTGTTATGCAGAGAGCTGCCAAGCATGGAAAGATTCGGACGATAGCAGGACGTTTATGCCGATTCGATATGTGGGAACCACGAAGTTTTGGCTATAAGAAGCCTTTGAAGCATGAGGATGCCGAGCGAGAGTATGGACCTATGATCCGTCGAGCATTTACCTATAAGGCATTGAACCGATTGATCCAAGGTTCGGCAGCCGATCAAACAAAGAAGGCTATGGTAGATTGCTATGAAGAGGGTCTTGTACCGTTGATTACAGTACATGATGAACTTTGTTTTTCTGTCGAGAGCGACGTGCAGGCACAAAAAATCAAAAAAATTATGGAAACGGGATTGGAGTTAGCGGTTCCTAGTAAAGTTGACCAGGATATCCAAGCTAACTGGGGGGACGTGGACTAATCGCTGATGTACCCGCTAGTCTCTGAGCCAAGGCTTGATCCATAGGGTTAGGAGTAATTATCGGATTAGTAGGATCTATGGTGCTTGCTGTTCCCGCAGTAGCAGGAGCTACATTAGGAATAGCAGTGTTAGTTTGCTCTTGCTCTTGTTGAGGAAGAGCAGTGGGTATTGCAGCGGTGGCTCTTCGTGTTTCTTCTATGAGGGGTCTTGCAACCGTTTGTGTTCCTAGTTGAGCCGATATTGTGTTCATCGTCTGTAAAGCTTGACCTATAGCGTCTTCCCCTGATCTACGACTTGACAATAGGACATTCATCACAGCAGGAGTTCGTAAAGCAGTTGACATTCCTTTGTAAAAAGCAATAGCACCGATAGTGGCTAAAGGAGCCGTCATTAACCCAAATATGGAAAGACCAAGAGCTATAGATGGAGCAGCAAGTCCTCCTTTACCTTTCAACGGTTGATCGGAAGCTCTAACCATGATTTCAGAAAGTTTGTACAACTCCTCCGTTTTTTGCTTTCCAAACATGGCATTTAAAGTGTCTCGACCATAATTATCTAAAGACCCTCTAAGTTTAGGCCCTAGAGATCCAGATAAAAATCTAGTTGCAAACTGATCGTCCTCTACGTCTCCAAGAGATCGAAGTATTCTGCTCATGGCTGCATCTTGCACTCCATCCACCAACTCTTTATGTGTTGCGTCATCAAATGGTGTGACTTTTATTGTTCTATTCTGACCAGGGACATCTACCTCTATATCGTTCTTCATAAAAGCTCGCACCATAGACGCATCTTGTTTATTAAAGATAGTGTCAGCAATCTTACGAGCTTCTCCGTTCTGTAGTGCAGATAAATACTCATTTTTATTCACGGCATCAATTCTTTCAGAGGCTTCTTTTACACCTCTGATTGCTTGAGATAAATTACTAAAAGGCATAGAATTTATAACTTCTTCATCAATCTCTTTACCACTAGATCTCAAGAGAGACGTTAAGTCATCTAAAGCCTTTGTGTCTTTACCAAAGAGGATAGCTTTTTTGTCCCCCAAATCATCTATGGCGTTAGCAATTTTTATTCCGTCAAAAACCCTTTTTCCACCTATGGTGTTTGTAACTTTTCTTTTGTTTTTTAGTAAACTAGATAGATAGGACGAGGCGAGTCTTTCCCTCAAAGCTTCTCCTTGAAGACCAGATGCTCTTGACATAGCATCTGCTCTTTCCGCTCTTAGGTTTTTAGCTTTAT